TGTGTTTGACACGAGTAAGAAGATTGCGGCTGCGTTGAAAGCGATTGACGATGGCGAAGACTTTGGTCTTGTGCTGCGTCAGATGATGCTGGATGTGGCGAAGTCACACGTTCAGGTTGCGCGTGTGGGGCAGAATTGGTTGGATGAAGATGAGAATCTGCGCTATGATGATCGGCGTAAGCGTAGGTTGTTTGATGAGTTGACGGGCGCACCTACGCAGTCAGGAGCGTTCTCTGTGAATTATGGGAACTTAGCTGAAAGGGAATTCGAGCGGGGCGAGATCACCCCACAGACTGGCGAAGAGGCATTCTCTTTGGTGTCGAGGGCGCGTGAAAGCGCAACGACGCCAGAAGATTATGCGAGCCGGATTAGGAAGTATAAGACAAGTCAGAATCAGATCATGCCTTCGTTGGAAAGGCAGCCGATGAAAGCCGCGAGATATCTGAGCTTTGTCGAAGGCGCAGAGGAAGGCGCTGGGGCTGAGACGATGAGACGGTATCTAACGAGAGAACAAGAGAACAAGTATCGAAAGAGTTTGATAGAAGGAATGAGTGGTCTGAGATAAAATTAGATAAATAAAAAACCCGCCCTGTGATAAGCAGAGCGGGTTTTCTTTTTGTTAGGGTTTCTCTTCTTCTAATCTCTTCATTACTATTCCGCCGCCACAGGCTGCATAGCCCGCGAGATCGTGCCAGTTCTCCATGTTCTTGGGATTGGCCATCAAGCGTGCTGTTTTGAAGAGGCACATCATGATGGCAACGTCGACGGAGTTGAGGTCTTGTGAGGCTGGCTCACATTTGCTATTGTGCAAATAGACATTCCAAAGCTGTGAGATAACGCGGAAGTTATCCTCAGCGTCGCCATGGGTCACGTTGCGGTCTTTGCAGACGAAGGTTTTGACGATTTCGAGGAACTCTGCGCGGCGGGCGGCATTTGTATTATTTAGCTGCATAGTATTCAATGTTGTTTTCTCTGACACGGCATATCCGATCCATTGTGGTAAGGTCATCGAGGACTCTAGTGAGTTCATCGGGTGTTTTGAGGGATTGATAGAAACGAACGAAGATAGATTTCTTTGTAGATCTATGTGAGGTTTTGATAAAGCGCCAGATATCTTCTGTGATCTTTGCACTTTCGTTGCGGCCCATGCCGACGAATGGGATGTGCATATCTTTTTCGAGATTGGCAAGATGGGCTGTGGCTTTCTCTGCGTCTTCTCTCGTGACGGTCATGTCCAACGTCCGGGCGAAGTGTACGGCAAAGAGGATCTTCTGATGATGAAGATTCTTGCGGCCATAGTACTCGTCTAGCATTGGATGCTTGTTTGTGTGGACGAGATTAGGATGAAGTTCGAAGTGATGGTGGATGTATTCTTTAGCTTCGTCGTTTAGAACCAAAGGGCCATAGAGCTTTGAAAGTTCCCGAATGTAAGATTGTAGGCGCACCTTAGCCGCCTTTTGTTCTTCGGAAAGAGGGGGAATGGAATACAAATGGAAACGCTTTTCGACTCCATATACGATGATCGTTCGAGCCATAAAACCGTCCGAGAGAATATCTTGATTCTGTAGGCTTTGAAACTTACCGAGGGTTGTGTTTCCCAACAGGCTAATGCACATATTCGTACAAAAGTCTGTGTCGCTGTGTTTAAGCTTTCGGACGTACTTTCTTCCACCATTATAAGCTTCGAGAAGAAAGTCTGAAAGTTGTTCGGCATTTTTCTTAAAGATTGAGGTTAGTTCGTCGAGGATGAATACGAGGGAGCTGTGATGATAGGCTTTGCGGCGGCCTTCGGGATCAACATATCTGTGCAAATAAGCCACGCGAGAAGTCTCTTGCGTGAATTGCTCGAACGTCGTGCTGTTTGGGGCGATATAGATAAGAGGCTGACGTGCGCCTTTGCGGTTGTCTGAGGCATCTTCGCCGAGTAGCTCGGCAGCGAGATCATTCTCTGGAGTCTTGATCTCGGCGGGGATTTCGAGGAGCTCTTTCATCGGACTCGTAATGAGAGATTTACCCGCCGAAGCGGGTCCGATGAAAGCGATGTATTGATTCGGAAATACTGCGTGGAAGTCTAAATCACCGAACCAGACGCGCCTTTGAAGGGCAGCGCCGATCATAAAATAAAACGCAGCGTCAACAAACGGCTGCGGGCTTTGTACGTCTTTTGTGTACAAGCACCAGTCTTCATATAGGCTCATGCAAGTATGCGAGTCTTACAGAGTTCTTGCGGATTTGTAGTGTGGTGATTACGTCGAAACCTTCTAGCTTCTCAAGGTTCGGATCGAACTCGCTGGGAAGATGAGTCTCATGTACAATAACAACCGAGGGCGGCGGCAGGTTAGGCGGCCACTCTTTAATCTTCTCCCGGATCGCATTCGTGATCTGGGTTATTCGGTCGTTCGTCTGACGCATAAAGCGGAGGGAGCTTTTCTTGGGCCGAATTTAGGCGAGGTCTCTCATGCCTTGTGGATTCTCTTTTGAATACTTACCCCAGTTCTTTCCGGCTTGGGCCTCAGACTTCATAGTGAAGTTCACTCCGTCTCGGCCTGTGAGAGAAATGGCGAGGCATTCTTGCATGAGCTTCGCCGTGTCGTTGACAATCCCATCTGGAACCAGCGCCAGAAAAGAGTCATGTTTATTGTTAATCGCCGGTAGTGTTTTGAGCGGTCGCTCTCTGTTGTAGCGGTTGACTGCGATGTGTGTGATACAGCCCACGGTGGACTGAGGAACCCACGAGATGCCTTCCCTGATATAAGAGTCAGTAATAGTACGCTCGAACCTGCGTGGATATCCAAACAGATTACGGAGCTGACGGTTAGTTCTAATCTGAAATTCAATTTCATCTTGCCATTCTATGATTTCGGGGAACAGTGACGCGAAGAAGCCAAGGAAGACTTTGCATTCTTGGAGACTGAGGGTAAGAGTGCCATGACTCTGCTTGAGGGTTTGAAGCTGAAAGGTCCGCTCACGCATTCTGTAGGAGGAAGCATGGCAGACCATCTTGCCGATCTTGTATTCCTTGTCGGAGGATTTGATTGCTTTATCGAGAGGTTTCCAATCGGGATCTTTCTTTAGTTCTGTCGGACTTAAGCTTTTCCAATAACTCGGCGACTTCCCGGCGAGAGGCCATTCGTTCTGCATCTGCTCGCAGAAGATATGAAGCGCGATGAAGGTATGGGGTTTGATGCCCACGTTGAAGAGTTCTCTATAACGCCCCGGTCGCGTAAGGTTGGCGACGATAAGAGCCTCGGCGCCGCTTTGATCACACTGTACGAATGTCATCCCCGGCGGGGCGATGTAGATATCGAGAGCTTCTTTGTCGGGATTCTGAAGATTCGCTCCGTAGTCGCCTAGGAATTGTCCAGAGGCTAGACGAAAGCTTCCTGTCCCGGCGACCTTAAGCGAGGTCAGGCAGTGGATGTGCGGAGTGGGCATAGGTTACCAATTATCGTTTTTATTAAACATTGGATCAAGCTCTTTCCATATTCTCTGTAACTTATAAAGATGCTCGCCTGCGCGGGTCTCGGCTTTAAGCATAGCTTCTTTATATTGTTTCGTACGTTGTGCAACTTCCGCATCTACAAAATCACGAGAGCACAGGTGGTGATATGCCCAGATATTGTGGCCATTCCTACGAAAGAACATATAGACATCATAGGCTTTCTTTGCAATTTCTTCAGGGATTTCAGGAAGATCTTTTGAATAGGTTGGAGTCATATGCAATAGATGTGCGGAGTGGGCATAGTTATTCGCAAGAATAAACCTCTTTAGAGACTTTCAGATCCGATGGCCAGTCCATAGCTTTGTGAAAGCTGTCGTCAAGGATCATGACTTTATTCGTGGGCTGGGCTGTGATGCGCCCGTTGTCAAGCTTGATAAAGAGGAACTCTTTGTTCTGCTCGGGATCGTCACTGAAGCCATCGTCAAAGGGCGCGGCTGTGAAGAGATAGTCGCCGTGATAATAGTCACCATCGCAATTAGCCATACAACGCTGGCTGCGAAGATAAGTGTACTCAATGGTCTCGAAGTTCCAACCATAGCAATCCCAGCGTTGAGATCGTTTAAGCGGCCATTCGCTGGGGAGTATATCAGATCCGAAGTATAGCGCATGAAGCGGAAGATTGCGATAGATCGCTCCGTTCTCCAGCAATACATGACAGCCCCATGCGCGGCCGGGCGTTGAAGTTATGGCGAACCATATCGCGGGCATGTAGCCTTGCTTATGTTTGTGTGTGAAAGCCGTGTCTACGTTTAGGTAGAGATGCTTGGGTAGGTTTTTGGTGAACATATTTTTGGGAGATTAAACGTCATCGCGCCATCCGACAAACGACGCATTGAACGGGCGACCGTCGTCGGTGAGGTTGAGATATTTGATGGTGGCTTTCTTTCGGAAGTCGTAGCTGGGTTGGATGTATTCTTCCCTTTCCTCGTCCGTAAAGCCCGTCCCGACTTCAAAGCTTACGCCTTTAGAAGTGACGAACTTGAGCGCGCCTAGTTTGCCTTTGCACTTGCCTTCGTCCGAGACGACGCGATCGACACAGAAGAACTCTGCGTCGAGGAAGGCTTTGCGCTTCTGGAGATTCATCGTCGAGCGTTCCTTTGTGCCTTGAGGCATATAGGAACCGAAGAC